AAATCAATAACCGAATTAGAGAATAGTTTAAAATCTCTTAAGTTGGACGATGTTATCGTACTACTCGGAAAAGTAAATGTTATTTTTTGTGCCATTATTCTTTTAATGTAAATTTTAAAAATGATTCAATATCTAATCCGTATGCTTTAATTAATTCTTCTGGTAAACTTTCAAAACCTTTTGCAAATGGTTTACTAAAAAATAAAGTTGGTTTTGTACCTTTTAAATAGATTGACCTTGTTATTAATTGTGCGGTTTGTTCATAACTCATAAACTTACCTGTTTCTCTATTTTTAAACTGAAATCTGCGCGCTTTAACCCAACCTCTAACGCCTTCGGTTAATCCCCCTTTTTTACCTGTACCACTTCCGTATTTAAATGGACTGTTTGGTGCTTTTGCTGAACTTACTTTACCTTTAACCCCTAAGTCTAAAAACTTACCGTGATCAGCCATCTCGATATAATTCTCAATAGAGTTCGGGTTTACTTTTGTAGTTGCTTTTAAAGAGTCATAAAGCTTTTTAGAAACGTTTTTATTTCCTTTAGTTAAGTTAGTTCGCGCTTGTTGTATTACGTACTTATTAAACGCTTGTAAGGTTGTTAACGTTTCTTTTTTATCTAACATACTGAAATAGTATTTGTAATTGATAATTGTAAGTCAACCGTCCAACCGTCTAAAGTATCTTTAAACTCATAGATAACTGGCAATAAACTTGGCTCGTTTAAAAGTTCAATATCTAAATTATTTCTTTGTAGTTTCAAATCCATTATAAGGCGATTTAAAACAGCAAAGCAGGTATTAAGGTTGTCTAACTCGTTATCATTTTTTAGAAACTTATCTGTACTCATTTTCTTTGAAACGTTGCGAATATCTAAAACTTGAACCGTAAAATTAAATACAGAAGTACCTTGCCCGAAACTTCCATTCGTTACCATTAAATGAGCCATTGGAAACAAGTCCTTTTTATTTTCAGGTGCTTCCCCGTGAACTATGGTATTAACATCAATATCGTTTTCTAATTGTGTTTTTAAATAATTGATAACTTTATAAAAACTATTCATACTTTTTAATTTGTTTATTACTTTCGTTTGCCAAATCTACTTTAAATTCTAAAAACATTAGGAACTCGTGTAGTCGTAACTTAGTCGCTCTTTCAAAATCGAAGATATTTCCGTTAGCGACTGTAAAAATTGATTGATACCAACCCCATTTTGCGCTAAAGTTGTTTCCAAAAGTATCTTGTTTTTCGGTTGTGCTAAATAATCCTTCATAGATATCAACAATTCGTTGCTTAAATTCCAAAAAAAAAGCATCGAACCTAAAACAATCTCTAAATTTAGCTTATTAAAGTCGGTGTGTTCTCCTTTATAGTCCTCTATATTGTACAAACTTTTCATTTTGTTAGCAATAGGTCTATATAAAACATTCATCGCTTTTGAATACGTTTCTTCGCTCTTTAAATATGTTTCCAAATCTATGTACTCTCCTGCAGGAATGTCATCCAAATTAGGAATAAATCCGTATTCTTTGCCATTATAAATAAAACGCTGTATAAATCTCGGTTGTTGTTTTAAAACTTCGCTAATTTGTAAAACTATCTCGTTAAAATCTTTCAATTCTATATTTTGCGCATCAGGTACGGGTATATCGCAAAAGATACTTACCATTGCTAAAGAAACAAAAGAATCACTTTGATTTTCTTTAATAACTTTTTGAAACAATAAAAATTGTTCTAGTCTTATATCCGCTAAACTTGTTGGTATTTTAATTTTCATATATTAATATAACGTTTTTATCCTAAAATGGTTTGATTTTTCTTTTTAAGCTCGAAATAATATCGCATCATAATACTATCCCAATGGTCGGGGGAACGACCTATATTTGCTTTTATAACGTCTTTAGATATAATACCTAATCGAGTGTCCTTATCAATTTCTTTTTGTTTTATTTGCTCCATTTCTTCGCTAACTAAATCACGAATTAAAGCATTATTATTTTGTTCTCCAGCTTCTCTATTTTGTATTTTTTTAGCCATTAAAATACTACATTGGCTTTTTAGATTTTCGTAATTCTCTCCTCTTAATGCTCTACTATTATTTATGAATCCTTCACACCTTAACATATCTACAAGTCCCCCGCCTACTCCATCTTCATCGGCAATAGTTTGACTATTTGGAATAATATATTTCGCCTGTAATTTTCGAGCCTCCTCAAATGCTTCTACAATTGTGTTTTTAGCGAATACTTTCACGTCAATACACTTCCATTCATTCCATACCCTGAAAACGGTTGTATCCTTACCTTTACGAGCAACATCAATAGTTAAATAATGTTTGCCGTTTTCGTTTAAATGTATTGGATTAAAATAATCTGTAATGGCATCCATATCAATTAATGTACTTGGATCGTCATCATATTCCCAATTACCATAATAAAGTCTTTGTCTTGCATTATTGTCTAATTGCAATAATGATTTTAAATAGCTTGGATGTAAGTGCGGATTGTCTTGCGGTAATGCTTGTATAAATTTTCTATAAGGTTTTAAAGTTCCATTCTTTGAAGGTTGGTAAAATTCTTTATAAGTCCAATTCTTTGCAGGATTTAAAGTACCTAACATTTTCGGCATCAAATCAAATTCAGTTAATTTATATCTAATCCTTGACTTTACAATTTGCCACGCTTTATAAACTACCTGATTGCACTCATCTATAAACGCTCCTGTAATTTCTAATGAACCTAAACTATCATAGTTAGGATCGGAAGGATATAAAAATAAATCTTTTAAAATTATTTCGCTACCATTATGAAAGTAAATTATATTTGATTGAGCGTTATAATTAAATTCGTTACTTATATTTAACCTTCCTGATAATTCAAAGAATGAATTTAAAGTAGTTTCTTTTAATGTTTTTAATTTAGCCCTACCCATTAACCAACGAGTGCCTGGATATTTTTGACACATAGATATAAGCCATAAACAGCCGAAAGCGGATTTACCACCTCCAGCTGCTCCGCCATAAAGAATTTCTTCTGTATCGTTATCATTTAAATAAAATGTAGCGTATTCTTGTTTAACTAATAGTTTCATTTGGATTTATTCCTGTACCTAAATTAATAACGTTTTGGATTTTTTCGCCCATTGTTGTTATGTCGGTTTGTTGTTTAGGTTTACCATACATATACTCGAAATACATTTTAACCGCCCAATCTCTATTCTCTTTTATTGCGTTAGTTAAAGCAGTAAAAGCCAAGTCCTCTAAAGGGCTTAGCTTCTCAATTAAGTTTTGTTCTTCTGCTTTGCTTTTACGACCGCCATTTGAATGACCGCCATTGTTTTTTCTTTTATCCTCCATAAATTGAAATAAATTGAGTTCAATTACTTACAAGCGCCTTTTTTAGGTTTATTATTTTCGTATTTCCATTGATAATGTCTTTGTACTCCAGTACAATCATTTATTGTTACATACGTTCCAAAAGTAGTCCTATCGGGTAAATTAAAAGAACTAACCTCAACTACTCTATTGCATTTGCAATCTAAATTGTCATCTATATCTGTTGCGGTGCAACTTGAAATAATCACCGCAAATAATCCTAATAATATTTTATTTATTTTCATATAATAGTTTTTTTAAATCATTAATTACTGCATTCCTAATATTCTCGGTAAAGTTTTCAATATCTAAAACCGTATTAAAAACATCATTATAAATTTCAATTATCTCTATATCGGACAAAGTTGACAATTGATATAATAAAACTATTTGAGCATCATTTAAGGCTTTAACTTGTTTGAATGGAAATAGTTTATTTAAAATGTTTTTTCGTTTCTCACAACCAACGCACGGCTTTATTCCGACTGATTCAGTTAGTTTTGCGATTGAATCTCCCAGTCCTTTACTTTTTGACATAGTATTGTTTTAAATTCGTTTCTTATTCTGATTATTGTGGCTTTAGATATACCGCTTTGCCTGGCAAAATTATTAACCCCATCTTTAGTAGAAAAATTAACAATCAATTGCTTATAGCTTTTAAGTTCTTTTAGTGAATCTTCATAAGCTGCGGTAAAATCAATCTCCTCGTTTTGTTCGGTGTATTCCTCCTGGTAATAAACAGTTTTTTCTTTTACTTTATTTTTTCTATATTGGTCTAAAAAAAGATTTTTAATAACACAGTAAACATAAGATTTGTTTATTTCTTTGTCACAATCGTATAATTTTAAGTACATTTCCTGCACCAAGTCATTAGCATCGTCACGGTTTCCGCACACATTAACTGCATATCTAATCCATTCATCGTGACTTTGTGCTAACTTTTCAATCATAATGTCAAATATACTTATTATTTTTTAAAATATAAGCTACTAACGAAAAAAATATTCCCATAAAAAATCCTATTGTTATTCCTTGTGCAAAATCTTCTATCATAATTTCATGCTTTACTTATTAAAAAATTCCATAACCAAATCGCTTTTGGTCTTATAAACTCGTATGCTATCCAAATCAATATTATTTTTATCATAGCTTTTCTATTTCTTGTTTAACTTCTTGCCAATAAGCCATAGTTGAATAGACATCAGTATTAAATGGATTGCTATGCGGATTTGATGTAATAATATAATTAACTGCTATTAATGCGTATTCTTTAGCGTCGTAATTACCACCTCCTACAACCATATCCATTTTGTCAACTAACTCTTTCGCCTTTTCTTTTGGTGTCATATTTTTAATTATTGGCACTTTTTTAATTTACTGCCGTATTATTGTTTTTAATTTAATAACAAATTTAATCTAAATAAGTTACAAAAACTTCAATCTATTATGTTATATCTGGCATCTTCTTTTATTTTTTTAAGTATTTCTTTCGCTTCCTGTTTCAATTTATACTCCTGTTCATAAATCGATAATCTTTACGTTAACGGTTTTTTAATTCTTTTATTTGCCATTTTCCAAATCTTCCAAAACTTTATAATCATTTATTGTAAATTCTTTCATAGGCTTATCCCACAAACTGTGCCTGTTATCTTTGCGTAAAGCCTCAATAATTCTTAAATAATGCCATCTTACTTCTGGAATCTCATTTTCTTTTATTGCCTTTGGTTTTTTAGGCTCTAAATTATAATAAATATACTTAACACTATTTAATCTAAAATCAATATCTTTAAATAAATCAGCATCTCTATTATCAAAAGCTATTTTAACCTCGTTATATTCTTTGATTAATTGATACATTGGTTTTCTTTGAAAATAGTGAAACCCTGTGGCGTGATTGCATTTTAATTC